TTGAGTTTACGTCAAACCAAGCGTCTGAGATGTTGCCTGCGACATCATTTCTTAATATTATTTCACCCCAACCACAATCTGCATTTGTAGTAAATGTTTTTGTTAATAATGTCCAATCATTTGTCCCTGTAAGTTTATTTGAATCAACACTCGCAACAGCAGAGGTAGTAAAATCAGCACTCTTATACATATAAATACTAAAATAAGTTGCAAAAGCTGCTACATTATTTGTTTTAGAATAAACATTCAACTTATAAGAAGTAGATGATTTAAGTGGTATTAGATATTTTTTATTAGCATCAAGAACAGGTGTACCAGATAAAGTTTTACCTGTCCAACTTCTAGCCTTACCAGTTGCGTCTGTATTAGACAGTTTAAGTGTTTTTGTGCCAGTTCTCGTAACAGCAGTATCAAACTCAGCAGACCAAGCTGTTGTTGCTGAAGTAGTATACCACCCATACTTTTCATCTTCTATCCAACCAACTGTAGTCATAGCTATATCCCCTACTGCGCTATCTATAACTCTAACTACCCCACCTTTTACAGTGATCGGGGAAACGGAGGTCCATATTTTTGCACGACCATGAAAAGCCGTTCTTTTAGTAGTATTTGCTATCCGTGTCCTTATGTTTTTTATTTTGATATTTTTCATATAAAGTTGGTTAGTACCCTATAAGACTCCCTGTCGTTAGGGAGCCCTAAGGGGACTAAGCAGAAGTTACTGCTGCCCAAGTTGAGTCACCATCCGTATTGAAATAAATACGAGTGTTAGTAGAACCGTCTGTTCTAAGCCATAGAGACCCTTTTGTTGCAACCTTACCTGTTGGAACACCTGAACCAACGTCCAACACTGCTGTTGAAGTTGAGCCGAAAGTGATTTTACCAAGTATAGGATTTGAAGATGATGATACTGACATATTATTGTTTAGTTATTTTGATAATTCCTTAATAGGGAGTATGCGGAGCGGAGAAGCGGTGGGGCAAACTCTGCACCGCAGACCCCCCACTAAGGGGAATCTAACTAAGCAAGAGTAATGTCCACTATCAATGTCAACTTTGGAGTCCAAACTTTTACTCCACAGTAACCGTAAGTAACAATTTCTTTTCCTGTCTTTCCTGAAACACCCTTCTCATCGAATTGGATGCCACGAGGAGCCGCATAAGTTGCGATACCCTTTACTCCGAACATTCTGTGACCTGTTGCTGTAACAGCACCACCAGTATATGTTGCGGTTGTAAATGTACCTGTCTTAACAACGTAGAGGTCAACACCCATATAGTTTCCGATGAAACCGTTATTTAGTGCTGCATCTGCGAATGAGAAGCCGTTTGTTGCTTGTGCCTGAACGAATCCAACAACGTCTGTTTGCTCGATAACGAGGAATAGACCCTTGTAAGCATCTGCGAATCCCGAAACCTTTGAAATAAGGTTAGCCATGATTACGTTGATGTTTGCTGCTGTTGTGAAACCTCCTGCTGGAGTTGTGTAAGCACCTGTTCCTGCATCAACCATTGTTCTTAGAACAAATTGGTCAACTGCAATTGCTACGTTTGCTGCTGCATCTTCCATTCTTGATGCGAACAAATCAAACTTTGAAAGTGAAGATTCAAAATCAAAGATATGTTCTGCTACCTTGAACTCGTCTTGAACTGTCAAAGTGTCATCTGTAACTGTGTAATCTGCAACTGCGTAAGTACCAGTAAGAGCTGATACGGCAACTGAAGGAGCTGTCATATAAGGTGACTGGATTGTTTTTGCGTCTGTTCTGTCTACTTCACAGATTTTCTCTGCGACTACCATTGAACGTAGAGCATGCTCTAGTGTTGCCATGCGATACTTATCACGATAGCTTTTTGTTGATAAAGAATTAGCCATTTTATAACTACTACGTTTATTTTAATTTTTTGTAGTAGGGGATTAGTTTTTTATAATCCCACCTGTTTTTATTTCTTTGCGTACCTTGCGTTCACAAGTCTCTGAATATCTGCATCACTTTCTGGGATGTCGCCCTTACGAGCTTTCTCAATTAGTGTTTCATCTGAAACCTTTGACGTACCACGTCTTACAGTTCCCGAGTTAGTTGCCTGAGCAACTTTACGATACTCACTCTTCTCTTGGAGTGTTGCTTTTATAGCAGCCGATTTCAATGCGTCAGCAACGGAAATCCTTTTGAAATTTGCGTATGCGATGACTTCGTTTATGTCTTCTGCCTCAATGACTTGGTTACTCATAAGAGCAATCAAATCAGATGGAGCAAGGTCGGATTTAGCTGGCTTAGAATCGGTCTTTACGACTTTATCTGTTACCGCCTTACCTCTCCAGTGTTCTTTCTGGGCTTCTAGTGTTGCAATTTTCTTTTTCAAGTCAGCAACATCTGTCTGCTCGGTTTCGTTATCTTGTTCCTGAGTTTCCTCTGTTGTTTCTTCTATAACTACTTCCTCTTGATTTTCAGTTGTCTCTGTATCGTTAGTAGAGTCGATAATCTCTTGTTCATTTTCTTTCATCTTTTGTGATGTTATTCATTTGGAGGGTTTTGTCCCTATTTGTTGATAATTATACCACGAACACTAATTTTACTGCAACCTATTTTGCAGAGTTCATTTTAGCTTTCTTCTTTTGTTCCTCTTCGGTGTCTTCGTTTGCTGTTGCAAGTAGCTGTAATTGCTTCAATAGTGAGTCTGAGGTCTGTACTAGCATGTTTCTAGCGAATAGTTCAGTTAAGTACCTATTAGATGTCTTTGCACTTAGCTCAACAGATGGTGAGAATACAACAATATGATTTGCACCAGCCTGCGTTTTATTAACTATCCTACTCAATCCCATGTCAATATACTGCATAAACAGCTTTCTGGTCTCTATTGCAAGCATAATCTCGTCTAGTGATTTGTCTTTCAAATCCAGTGCCATGAAGTAATCTATGTTCTGCCCCATTGGTACATCTAGACTAACCGTTGGTTGGAATTGCATCTTCAACACGTCTATTGCATCCTGTGAAAGGTTGAGCTTAGCTATATCTGCATCTAGTAAGTCAACTCCGTAAAATGCTTTTCTGATAACTCTTATCAATGATTCATCCTGAAATGTATTTTTAATAAGTTCTAATTGCTTGTCACTAAATCTCATTCCCTTTGTGTGTGTTTTTTCCATCGCTTTTATATATTATTTATTAAACTGGTAATTGCCCACCTTCGACCTGATTCATTCCTGCAGGTTGTGCCTGAGGAGCTTGTGGCATTGGTGCGCTCTTTAACTGAGAGAGCTCTATCGGAGATACTGTTGCGGTCGTTTCAAGTATTCTGTTAAACAATAACTTTGCTGATGGGTCTTGTAGAACCATTGGATTACCTGCAATCGTTTGGAATACTGTCGTTAGGGTTGCCAAGTCATCTTTGTAATTCTTATTCTCACCAGTTACATCTACCTCACAATCCCATACAAAATCTTCAAATATATCTGCCCACGTCTTACTTGGAATATCAGAAGGTTTGATAAATCTTTGACTACCCATCTTTGCGAACTCACCTTTCAATTCATCCTCTGCGCCACTTATCAATGCTTGCTGTTCCTCTTGTGTTACAGGTCTTCCTTGTAGCAAGTTTTCTTTCACAACCTTATTCGCATACTTAATTGCTGCGTTTGGAATGTACTGTGAGTCAATTACTTCAATCTGTTCTGCTGTCAATACTTCTGCAACTTCGTCTGTCGTATCTAACTGCTTTTCAATGTGTGGCAAGACATACTCTCTCATCATTTCCTCAATGTAGAATCCTTTATTCTCTACCATGATTTCAAACAATGAATGTGCCTCTTGCTGTAGTGCTTCAACTTGTCTCCAAGCTGTTCCTGATGGAGCTGTGTTGCCCATTAGGGAGTCAGGGGTTGATGTAATCTCTTGTGCTAACGCTTTCCACTGTGAACCAAATGATTGTAGTGCTGAGATGTCGTGTGAACTATTATTCATCTGAGTCAATGGCTGATTGATTTCATGTACCATTATGTCACCAGATTCAATGTTCGTTAAAGCATTTCTACCTACATAGTTTGGAATATAAGTTTAGATGCGATATCTAGGTGGTCTTTAATTGCCTTAGCTGTATGATTCACCATCCACTGTGCTTCGAATAGATGTTCAACTGCACCAATAGATAATGTTCTGCCATCCTCCTTGATGAGGTGAGTTATCATGTAAGGGTGTTTCTTTTCCTTTCCCTTTATGAGTGTGAAGTCTTCGTACTCACGATTCTTTCCTCTACCAACACCGACGTAAGATATAACGTGCATCTGTTGAGTATAAGTATCTTCGTCTTCCTCTTTTCCTGTTAGGTTTGAAAGAGGTAAGTCGCCATGTATCTCATAGACCTCTACCATGTCGTTCTTACTATCTTTGTTTCTCTTATCCAAAGTCTTCCTAGATGTAAGTGCCTCACACAAATCCTCTACTTGTTCTTTATCATAACCATGTGTGACAACTCTCTTACGCAACTGTGCTTCGGTTAGATATAGTTTCTCAATAACTGGAGCATCTTCAAAACTTACTTGGTCAACTATCAATCTGTTCCACGGAATAACCTCAGGAATTAGATTACCATCTCTCTCGGTGAACTTAACTACTGATGAACCATATCTTGCAAGTGAACGACCCCAGTCATTTAGAAATGCACCAAAGTAATTCTTTCTCATCCATTCGTGTAACTTTATTGTAGCCAAAAAGGAAGCGATGTAATCACTACGCTTACCTGCTCGTATCTTTATGTTCTTTCTATCAATATCTGTTGCTCTATACCAAATGTTTACTGACGCTGTAACAATGTTAAAGAAAGGTTTCTCGCGTTCCATTGAATCCACACTGCCTGACGTATGCTTAGAATTAAGATAAGCATCTATCTTTTCTAGATTCTCGTGCATATCGAACTCTACATACTTAGAAATAGTTGTAGACCCACTTATGTAATCTTGCTCCTGATTCCTAATTAGCGCACCTATTGATTCTGTCATTTATTTTGTACTGTTTACGACCAGTACGTCACCACCTCTTAATTTAATATCTTATAATTATAACATACTATCTGCTACTATTGTTTTGGAAGTTACTTCTAATTGACTCAAATCTTTCGTTCTGAATCTTAATTGCTTTTGATTTTTCCTCTGATTGTCCTGGTATCATTCTGCTCATTACATGGAAATACATTCTCATAATCCAAGTATCAGAATCATCTGGGCTTCTACCAATAGCGTTCTTAACATCTTCCTTTGCCATAGCCATACGCTTACCATCACCACTTGATACATCTTGATACGCCGCTAACTCTTCAATCACTTTGTCCTTGCCCTCACCTTGTACCCTACTTGCTATCTTATGGTTATTGACTAAGTCGGATAGTGTAAACACACACTGTGACCTTAGGTTCTTGTAATCAGATACTAGCGGAACGATTAAACTATCTATGTAACCAACGCCAGGCAACCGAGTAATAGGCATATCAGTCTTAATCGGTGCATACGATGACTTGAATCCAACTATACCATCAAGCATTGAGGAGGAAGCAACACCTGCTCCAACCCCTATTGCATCCACGGCAATGTGTGAATATGGTATCTGATACATTGAGGCGTACTCTCTAATCTTTCCAATAATCAATTCGGTATTCAATCGTTCAAACTTCTCACGTCTAGTCTCCTCTAATCCTTCCCAGAATGAAAATACTGTCTTATCCGAGCCATCATCAGCAATATCTACAATCAGATACTTGTCTGCGGTCTTTGTAATCGTGTTAGAGAACACATCTACTATCGCTTCATACTTAAATAGTGCTCCAGCGTTCTCAACATGCTCTGCGAGTATCTCTTGTCTGTACGCAACCTGATTACCTTCATATTCTTTTATCAGTGAATCCTTTTCGTCTTGAGGTAGGTGTGGGTTATCGTATGTGGAGAAGTTGAAACAAGCATAAGACTTATCGTTCTGTGCCACCATCTCCAGTCTCTTTAGGTTTGGATTCTCTTTCTTTGGTGTACCAATAAATGTAGCCGAACCACCTGAGTCAATAAGTGTTGGTCTGAATATCTCTTGCCAACCAATTTGAAAATCCTTCATGGTGTCAACTTCATCGAACACAAGTTTATACGCAGACTTACCTCTAAAGTTTTCTCTGTTCTCCCAGCCAGCCAGTTTAATCATTGACTTGCCCCCATCCTCTGTGGGTACAATAGCTTCTAGTCTTACCTCATTAAACTCTGCTATACCATGTAATCGTTTACGCAACAGTAACCAGATGATTTCTCTGGCTTGTATTTGATTCGGTGCGACATAAAATATATTCCTATCCTTTCCCGTAATAGCAGCAAAACACATATCCTCTATTTCAAGAGTTGATTTACCTGCACGTCTACCAGCACGGATTACTTTGAATCTGGCTTGGGATTTAACAATTTCGACTTGCTTATTGTGTAACTTCATTTTTTCCACCATTAAATGCTCCGTCAAAGTTTATGTGTACTCTTACATCAGAGTTCAGCTCCGTATCTTGTTTAGGCATTCCTTCCGCCATCTTCCATTGAACATCTAAGGGTACGGTCTTGAGAAACTCTATTCTCTCCTCATCTGTCATGTTCATAAGTCTATCCCTCACCCATTCTTTGAGAGTTTTACCTTTTGGTCTACCATTAGGATTACCACTTACCCCTTTTGGAAATGTTCCATCAGGATTCCTGCTTATTTCCTGTAATACAGGTTTTGCTTCTGTTGTATTCTCCATACCAATATTATACCACAACTCTCTATATCTTTGTTAAATAAATTCCAAATAATGTTAGTCCTATAAGCATCAATATTATTTTAC